CACAGGCAAGTGAATGCCCTCCAATCCCTTAATAGGGTTTGGACCACCTAGTCTTGATGCGAACGGAACTAGGACGTCCGGCACGTTGTAAGTGCTTACTGTCGAGGAAGGGTTGATCCCCCCTCTTCAGGAAGTACTTCATCAGGGCTCCATACCCATCCAGTTTGTCTACTGGAAGAGTATGCTCAACTACAGCTCCCTTAACCAGAGGGATCTGCAGGTGAGGGTGCATTCTCTGAACGGAATAACCGTCATGAGACCACCGGCCGAGAACCTGAGATGTCGGTGCTACCTTAGGGAACGGGATCAATTTCTTGATCCGCTCATCAAGATAGTCCACTGCACCATCAAAACCAGCTGAAAACAGCTGATTACGGAAGGAGACAGCAGAAACAATCTCATCAACATGCCCTCTGTTGGTAGGAAATTCTCTACGCATTCTAACGACACTTACGTCGTAGCCTGCGTAGTAGTCCTTACCACAAGACTCACGGAACTTTCCAGTCCAGTAAGACTTGTTCTCGTTAACCTTCAGACCAAAATCTGTTAGAACTCGAGAGACAGAGAGTGCATACTCCTGCGGAACGATAATATCGTCACCGTAGGTGCGTACCTGTCCGATCAGACGTTTTACGTCTGACCGAACCAGTGGGCGATTGAGCGCATTCTGTATACCCATAAAGACCAATGTGATAAACACAAAGGACTCAATTGGGAAGCAGAGCGCTGAACCCATAGACGCAAACTTGGCAAGGCGTACAACGCCATAGCCACGTACGTCAGCCTTCCGGCTTCTGCAGGCGTCCACAGCTCTCGCGAGATGTGGGTGGTTCCTAAGAAGAAGTCGTACATGCTGATTGGAAACACGGTCAGAGGCTTCGCTCAAGTCGAGCGTAGCGAGGCTTCCATCAAGGGAGCCACGGAGAGCCATCTGCTGATTAGGCAGCTGGCTTTCCCAGTTGACCAGGTGCCGTAAGAGGTTATCCTCACGGACACCACTCTCAAACTGCTCAAGAATCGACTGCTGTGCATACTGCATAGCAACCGGCTCAATTGCAATAATACGAGGTGTTTTCAACGTTTTAGGAACGGTGATCACCCTAACAGGGATCTCCGAACCGGGTTCGAGATAACGCACAGCGGAGAGCTCATCATAAAAGCTCCAGTTTGGAATGATATATTCCCCTGCGGGGAAATACTCTTCCAACCTGCTGGGCCACGTCCGATGAACGTATTTCTGGTTACCCAGGATACGTTCGGCCGTAGCACCAGAACCGTGTTTGGGAAGATGCTCACCTCGATAGATCGCAAGATCAATCTTGGAGAACATATCCGCAAACAGAAGACCGGAAATCCTTGAGAAGGCTTCTTTCGAAGTCTCAGTAAGGAGACCGTCATTCTTGCGAATATCTTTCTCACACTGGATATACTTATCAAAGGCAGCATTAATGCGCTCTTCCGAGCACTTAATGAGAATCTTGCTCCACATCAGACTAATCTGACGCAGGGCTCGAATTGCCTCAATTGAAGGTACATCCAGCAATCTACCACTGTTCCTGTCGAATATAAGATCAAGGAAACCTCCAAATAGTTGGGGGAGACCTCTCTGAAACCGGAAACTCCGGAACAGATTGTGATCGACATAACCTTGGTCAAGACCTTTTTGGAGGTCTGAGCCAAAGTTAGACAGGGTTATCGTTAAAAACGATATCCCCTCACATTCGACACGGCGCGTGATCGTTTTGAGATCACGCGTGGTACTGATGCCGCATCGTGTGCCCAAATCATTGAGCACACTAGCTAGGAACAACATAAGGCTTTTCAAAATGGCCTCCTAACAGAGGTTCGTTTTCCATAGCCTTAGCTGGTGCAATCAGTCCAGATGCTTTGAACCACGCGTCCTACGGGACGCGAGGCTGCGCATAGAGCCATAGGCTCCAAGCGCAATCAAAGCAACAGCCCCTGTGAGAAGGCCAAGCAGAAAGTTCTGCTCGATCAATTCTCACCACCCAGAAGCTGGGTGACACGGGCACCCGAAGACGCAGTGAGATAAGCCGTGAGGCCATCCACAATCTGCTTGACTTCAGCCGCAGTGTAGCCAACAAGCGGGTGATCCACGACGATATAAACCGACGTGGAATACTTGTTGTTGACGCCACTAACGAAAGGGTCAGCAGCGATCTTCGTGTGATCAATGCGAACCGTACGCCGAGCCCGCTTTCCCACTGCGTGGGAAACGGACAGCTTGACGGTTCCGTCATTAGTAGCAAAAGCGCCACTATTGACGCCACTGCTAGTTCGCGGAAGCGAGTTAGCAACGGCATTGATGGTAACGGACTGGGGATCTGCGAATGCCAAGGCATTGCTCCTTAACTGTTTAGTTATTCAATTATAATATTGAATTATTGATATTTAATTGTAACTGCGAGGAGTTATCCCCACAGGCCCCTGGGAGCTTTGGTTAAACCCAAAGCGCCAAGGATGGTCCATTGTCCAGCGGTGAAACTGGAAGGGTTTAGACCAAACCCGAAAGGCGTCGATCTGACACGCTGCTTCCGTTCGGTACGGAAGATAGTGGTGGCAGATGTGTACTTGTTCCCTCGGTAATCCGAGAGGCCATACACCGTTAGGGCGCGATCTGTCACAGTATGTGACATAAGGTACCCATAACGCAAGACGAGCCCATCTTGACTGAGAGCGTCGGAATTCGAGATAATAGTCCCGATGTCCGCGAACCAGTCAAGGAGCCAACTCCAGGGAGCGAGCTGATAAAGGGTAGCGAACGTGACCCGTGTACCAAGTATACGGTTCGCATACGCTTCGTACCGTTGAAACCGCGATTGGAAATCATTTCCCATCGGCAGTGCATACGAGTACTCACCAGAGAACCACACATTTTGTGTAGATTTCTCGGTGACCCTAGCAGTCCACCCTTTTGAGTAGTCGAACATTTTAACAGTATCCGCATCAGAGTAAAAGTTCAAAGAACTTCTCTCAAAATTGAGGGTACTGTTAGGGAGAACGTTCACACCAGCTGTGCTGGTAAGTGAAAATATCTCCTGTTCGCCTACTTTAATAGCAGGAAAACTAAAACGCCGACGAATCGGCTTATTGTTATCTAACCTATACTGTGATATAATCTTAGAAGATTTAACCACAGAGTTAAATAGGTCGACCACATCCTTGATCGTGGGCTGAACACCGAATAGATAGTTAAGAATCTCCTCTCCACCAACGTGTGGCAGATCAGCGACTCGACGTATCTTCAGTGCAGCAGCCCCCGGAACATGGATGGGGTCCTTGAGTTCCGCAAGGAACCTAGAGATACTAGTTTTCGGAGTAGTCGGGATAGTAGCTTTAATAGCCTTGGCACCATATTGCAGATTTACATCTGGAATGGTAGCCCAAGGATTATTTCCACTAACCCAACCGAGTCCAAAGTGCGAAGGCACTAAGGGCCCGTGATAGCTTCGGGTAGAATCCTGATTAGTAATGGAGTATTCACTCACATTACGAATCATAAGACTCTGTTTAACTGAGTTAAACTCATGCCCGAAGTCTGCCGGCCGTAAAACATGCGTTGATTCTTGAGCATTCTCAAGAATCTGCTTGTTCGTAAGGCTGACATTATCATACTTCTTACCATCTCGATATGAGGTGGTAACCTGCTTTGGGTCGTATCCATCTATTCCGATGATCGAATTAATCGGTCCGGAGTAGACCACATTACGCCCGAGCGCCTTCGAATACGCGTAGCATTTAACTACGGGATGCGAAGTCGGACGGGTTTGTGTGAAGATACCACCCATTAGAGTTGCCTTTCCTATATTCAGTTATATCTTCGGCGGGAGTACACTGTACAACCGAAGAAGAGAGCCCAAGTTCCGATCTTAGGCGGCAGCTAAGTACCAGGGGGCCTTCTAACGAG